ATGCTTACATCATGCTACAGGCAAAGGTTCCACGATCCAATAATGGACGGTCCAATTATTAGCGAGGATGACGATGACCTACCATTCTAAGAGGCTGGTTTCAGCAAGACCTATGGAGGAAGGCGAGGGGATTACGCTGTTTATCTGGGGGCAAGGTACAGAATTAATAAGTGCAGAGTTAAACAAACGGGAGGCAATGAGGATATGCAGTGAGATAATGGATAAATTAATTCAGTCAGGTGACAGTCAATCTCTGGAAAGGTTCAAGTGAACCAAAATGATGGTGTATGACATGATAAATCGAACTGAATACTCACGGGTACTCAACGAAAATAAAATGTTGAGAGAAGAACTTTCAAGGTTGATGAAAGAGTTAAAAAACAAAAGGGAAGACAATGACGGCATTAGAGCGGATGAAAGAGTTGGCGATTATAGAAAACGCGAGGCATCTTGAAAAGAACGATGGGAGAAAAGAAAACTATGGCCTTGGTTATCAGAAGTACAATGGCGGTAGCCACGGCAAATCAGATGAAAAGAAGCTTGAAGACCTAGAATATTCCATAAAAGTTTTGTCTAGAGAGATAAGTAAAACAAGAGACAAAGTAACAAGAATGAAAAGGAGAAGAGATGTCATTATCAAACAGTCAAATGCCACAATTAGCAAATAAAATTTTTGACATACTGCCAGATGAAATGTCAAGCTTGGAATTATCTCTTATAATTACAAGTCTTTTAGTGCAGTATGATACAGAGGATAATTGGGATCATATAACAATTGAAGTCTCAGGAATGCTTAAAATACTTGAATCATTCCCGCCCTATTCGAATGCTAAAAGTGATGCGGAGGAATTCATGAAGAAGATTACCAACCATTGACCCATTGACGTTTTTGTTTTCCATGTGGTAATGGTGTCTTGAGGTTCTCCTCCCAACCTCTTTACGTCTGCCTCAACACAGACGGATCACTCTCTCTCTCTAGAGGGCCAGCCCTTATTATGGGGCTGGCTTTTTTATTATCTTATCTGTCTTCAGGAATTATATATCCAGTGTTTTTCATTTGAGCTACAAGCGTCTGATAGCTGGTGTAACCAAGAAGCTTAGACATTTTTGTTCGATTGCCCTTGCACTCAACATATGCAGCGTCCCACATTTTAAACTTTAACTCTCTCACTCTTGCTGCAACATTCCAATCCATTGGCAGAGATCGAGCACTCACGCGGGGCGGGTCAATTTCAGTCAAAGGGTTGTCATCAGATGCCAACACCTGATCACTGTGTATTTCAATGGTATTGTCAGACATGTTTATTGTAATTTTAGTCATGGATTTACTCTCTCTTTTGATTGAATTTATATATCAAGGGCGCGTAAGGTTGCGTCTTTGACACGCCGCTCAAGCAGCGACAGTGCCTGTGAATAGTGCTTGCCGACAGCAGTGATTGATTGATCAAAGCCATCGTAAATCAGAACCCATTCATGCTGTATCTGAACTCTGTCCTTCTTGTGCTGAACGGTCTGAGATTCGTAGGTTCTGAACTCAAGGTTGCTTGGCTTGCGACCTCGGTAATGACCGTTTCTCTTTACCATCACAGGCACAGCGTTCAGAACAAATCTATTACCATTACCCGCTTTGACCTTAGCAATACCTTGATTGAAGACACGCCTTAACCAAGTGATGTGCAGCTTTATTGTGTTGTCAGAGTTTCTCATGCCCATAGTCGCAGGGTCTACACCGCATTCTCTTGGATTTGAGTAAACCTCAATTTTAAAATTGCCCGACTTCCATTGCTCATTGATGCTTTTGTTTGCCTTGTTCTTGATTGTAGATTTCTCTTTGGCAATGCTGTTTATGCTAACCACTTTCCTACGATTGTCTCTGTTCTCAGATATGGCATTGCGACAGTCCCGCCATGTTGACATGATTGCCCTTACCGTATCTTTGTCCATCAGGGACTGCATCATGCTGTTTACGTGTTCCTCTTCCTTGGAAAAGTAAGAGTACATAGAGCCATTGGATAACTTCTTGAAGAAGTCTTTTGTCTTTATCTTTGATAGAAAGTCATCGTCAGTATTGCCAAGCTTTGATGTCTTTTCCTTACCGAGAAACACCTCAAGGTTATTCATTAGCACCTTGTGGTTCTCAATGAACTGAGCCTCTTTCCTGTAGTTAAACTCGTCTTCACCCATCTGACCGTAGTCATCTTTCCATTGAGATTTTAACACACTGCCATCAATGAAAAATTCTTGATCAATCTTGTACATAGTACCTCCAGTTTAGTTCAATTGAACTTTTTAATTCTTTGCCTTATTTTCCACAGGCTCAACCCCGTGGTCTTGGAGATAGCTTTCTTAGTAAAGCCATCCTTCATCATGACCTTGATCAGGACATCAATTTCATCACTCTCCTTGTCATGAATGTCTTGAAGCTTTTCCTTCAGGCTATCAACTTTTTTCCAACATGCACTTATCTGAGCAAACTCAACTGCAATCTCGCCATGAACTGCTAATCGTTGCTGTTGAAACTTTTCTTTCAATGGACCCCAATATTTCATTGCGCTGACCTACTGGTATCTAACCTGCCGCGCTTACACCATTCCAGAATATAGTCTTTGGCTTCATACCTATCGCAATCAATGAGATCGGGAAGGTGACGGGCAAGCGAAAATGCGTGATGTTCACCACTTTCCATCAATGCATCTATTACGCGAAAGGCTTGTGCTTTCTTTTCTTCTTCAGACATATCTATTTCCTTTTGATTGATTGGTGAGGTGGTTCGCGGTCTCCCTGCCACCTCGGTCAGGTAAATCAGGTATGGAAGTTAATACCCGCCGCAATCTCTAACCCCGCGTGTTCAGATACACAGTCTCGCCCCAAGGGGCAGGGTCACCGTCCACCCAACTACTAACCCACATTACGGGATAATCAGGCTTGGCATCTGGGTAATCATAGATGTCCATGTCGGTGAAGTATACCATGTTGTCACAAGGCAGGTCTTTTTCTGCGATGTAGTCAAACACTGGAGATACTCTTGTGCCGCCGCGACCATGCGCCGACACTGAGGTGACTTCCTCACCTTGTTCGTATGTCTGCACCTGCTGGATACGCGCATCGCAGGTGATGACGGTGATCGACTTGGGTGACAGGTCATTGCTGATGGCATTGATGCCGCCAATGTAGTACTCAATCTCTCTGTCCTTCACTGACGCGCTGCTGTCTACAGCTAGCACCCAATGCCCCGCGCCCTTCTTGACCACTGACGGCATGATCATACCCGTCATGCCCCAGATTTTACGGCTAGGTCTAGCCATGCTACGGTCATCACGCTCATCACCGCCCATGAAACGCTGCACACTGTCCTGCCAGCGTATCTGATTGCGCTGCATTCTGTCGATCACACCCTTGATCTCATCAGGTAACTTTCCAACAGATTTGGCAGAGTTCGCAGCCATCATGATCTTCGCCTTGAGGTTGGCTTCCATTGCCGCTTCCTCAGAGGGTGAAGGATTACTGCCATCCTCGTTTTTTGCATCCATGTATCCGCTGACCCATGCGCCATCAGGAAGCTCGTAGTCTTCAGGCAATCGGTTATAGATAGCCTCGGCACTCATGCCTAGATACTGCTCGTCGTACAGCGCACCTTGGGGCAGGGCCATGATAGCCTTGCCAGCCTTGGTCTTGGTTTGCTCTGCAATGGACAGCACAATGGGGTTGGCTGCAAAGTCACAAGCATAGTTCCAACGGTCCATATCACGGTCACCCCGTCTGAACATATGCATGTTCGTGATGTGTATGACCTCATGAACCAGAACGCCCGTTACTTCCTCTTCAGTGCATCGCTCAACAAAGACCTCGCCCCAGTATACTTTGCTGGCATCTGTAGACATTGTCGGGGTGTCAGCATCCTCTACCACGGGCATGGTCAACAGCATTGAGCCAAAGAATGGCGAGTTGACAACCAACCGTGTGGTGCCGCGAGATACTTTCAGTTGTGGTTTGTATTCCATTTTGATTTCCCTTTGGTTCAATTGAACTTAACCAGCACCGTGAACAATAAATATTGTTCCGATTATAATGATGGCGAGTGCAACCCCGCCAATTACGTCACCAATATTTGGCATCCTCATATACCAGTTTCCTTCTGCCTGTTTAGGCTATTGACGCCCATGTTATAGATCAATTCATGGCGCAGCTCTTGCAGCTCTTCGTGCATATACCAAGCATCGCCCATGCCATGCTCATGATCCTCAGGGCTAAACTTTTCAAGAACATCGTCTATACGTCCAATCACATATGGCAGTGAGACAGTATCATACATTTTAATCTCCATTTTGATGTGAGGTGAGGGGTGGCTCAATAGTTTCATCGCCTTCCACAGATTGTGGTACGGCTCCATATCTTCGCCTTGCACCGCAGCTCACGCAAGGTTGAACCCTGATAGTAACGTGAGTAACAGGCTGTAACCGCTGCCCCTCGCAGCGTACCCATTCGGGTTCCGACCATGTTTTTTTACGGTAGTGACGCCGTTTCATCATGGGGGATGGCTCCCCCACTAGCTGGTGACAAACCAGCGCGTTCCATTAGACTAGAAGAACATGACCATTGTCTAGGCACCATGCCCGTATGGCCTTGTTAGACTTGAGTTCCTTGTCACGGTTGTAGGCGTCCTTGATTACAAAGGCCGCGAACTCACCTTGCGGCAAGCGGTTGAGGAACTTGATGATGTTGTCAGCATTGGCATTGTTCATGCGCGTAGCCAGCGCAGCGCATATTGCGTACATCACGCCCATGTCTGTCGGCACCTCAGCCGCCATAGGGCTGGCGATCAGCTCATCAATGTCTGGGCAGCTCTCATAGAGCTTCAGGAACCCAGCAAAATCACCAGCAGCGGCGGGGCCTACTTCTCCAGCTATACACTCAAGCATGTCATCCCAACCCAAGGCCCACTTGAGTATGTTGGAAACACGGTGCCATGACCGTGGCGTTGGGCAACTATCAGCGTCTGCATTGAAGCGGTGTACCCACTCAGGTCTAAAGCGCAGGTAAGCGCAGATGCGCTCGTCAGCACCAATTGACCTGAAGTACTTGATCACACTTTCAAGATCGACCTCAAGGTATTGGAAGTTGAAGCGGTCCTTGAGCTGACTAGGCAGACGTTGGACGCCAGCCTTGTCCTTGATCCCATTGGACGCAGCGACACAGACCCAGCCATGCGGTAGCTTGTGCGGCCCCGCACGTAGCTCATGGATCACCTGACCCACCACATTGAGGCTAGCCTTCTCGCCCTGCGCGACCTCGTCAAAGAAGAGGATGCCCTTGGTGCCTTCCTCAGGAAACCACTCAGGCTTGAGCCGTGTCATGGACCGTGACCCGTCAGGGTTATCCTTTATCCAGTTGGTGCCACAGATGTCAGTTGGCTCTGACTGAGCCAGATCGACTATGACCAGCTTGAGGTCAAGTTCACGGGCGATCTGTTTGATGCCTGATGTCTTACCAAGTCCCGGTTCTGACACCCAGTACATGGTGCTGTGCTCAGATGCATCAGCATCCTCTGGCAAGTTGACTGCGTAGTGAACGGCAGCCTTCGTGCGGGTAATCAATTGAGTAATGTTTGCCATGTTGGCCTCCAGTTTTGATAATGGTTAATCACGCTAACGGCGTTAACGTGATTTTATTTTGGTTCACTTGCACTTTTCTCAATGCGGTCAGCCTCAGCAAGAGCCTGATCACGGTTCATGGTATCAATTGCAATGTCTTCGCTGACCCATGACGGGCGCACCCCAGAGCCGTAGGCCCTGACGGTTGCCGCTATGCTTAGGTCCAGAGCCTCAGCGTAGTCTCTGAGGCCCTGCGCCTGTTCCTGTAGTGTCTCAGTCATTAGCTTCCCTTTACCATAGCTCATGGTCTTGCCATGAGAATTTTGAGGGTGTCAGACTGCCTTTTGAGCCAAACACAACAGTGTCCAGATCATCGTCTATGTCACCCTGCATTCTGTGGTCATTCCACATGTGGACAAAGTCTGGTTTGCCCCAGACCTTAACCGCTGCACTGTGTTCTGCGTCAGTTCGAAACCCTACAAAGTGTACAGCCATCATCCAACTCTCCGCTCTACAACCTCACCAGTGGGCGAGGTCATTGTTGATGTTTTTGTGGGGTCAGGCCAACTTTTACTCCAGCATTCCCACCACTCACGGGCCTCAGTTTCAGTCTCAACTGATATTTCCTCTGCCCATTCAGTCACAGGCTTTTCGCTGCATTCCATAGCGCGGCCCTCAGGCCATACCCATTCCGATCTAACTTTCCACATAGCGTCCCTTTCTGGGGCTACAGGCCCCACTTGTCTGCACATATAGGCCCTATGCCCATCTCAATTGATGCGGGGTCTGTAAGGGTGCGCCCACAACAGGCGCATATGCCCGTGTCGCGCCCATACTGTACCGCAACCCCGCGAGGGTCTTGAGCCGCCCTGACAACCGCCTGAGGCGTGTCATCTAGGCAGTCCCTGCCAGCATGAAACTTGCCGCCAGATATCTTGCCTTGGTAGGCACTGCCAGCCTTCACATAGACCGCGCCAGCATTAGCAGCGGGTTGCCCGTTCTTGAGGGTGACAGGTGCAAGGCTGAACTTGAGGCCCTCGGCCCTGAATACAGGCCGCTTAACCTTAGCGTGAACAAGAAGGTCATTTATCTTGCCCACGTTAACGTCAATGCTCTTAGCATCACGGGCCACCTTGTTTGCAGCCATTTTTGCAATCATCCGCTCGGCAGCGGCCCACTGATTAGGTGACAGCCGCCCCTTTGCGAGGTGCTGATCAACAAGTGAACGGGCGAAGCCGTTCCAAGTCATCATTTCTTCAAGCTTGTCCAATACAATGTCTTCGTTTGATAGATTATCCATGTTCATTCCTTTTTGATTAAGTACTGGTTTCATTTAAGTTCACTTGAACTAAACGAGTGCAGGGATGCACTCGCCGTTCACGTAAACAAACTGATCGGTGATATCCAAATCACTCAGATCATAGTGCCAGCCAAACGGCTCAAACACCTCGGCGGTGTCCACCAGATCGACATCATAGTCACTGGCGTTGAACACATTGCCAAGGCGGTTGCAGTCAATGACCTCATCGTCCTGCGCCACCAAGGCCAAGGCCTCAGATTTGAAGAACTGACGCCGCGCCTTGCTGGCTTGACGTTGTGAAGTCTTGCGAGACTTACGGGCCATCTTCAGGTCCAAAAAGTCATATCCGATCAGGCCCTCGGCAGGGCAGAGTGGTCTAGCCATTGTGTCGTTCCCTTTTGATTGGTTGCCATGCAGCAAGGCCTAGTGGCCTTAGTGGATAGCAACCGCCCCGCCGTAGCGGGGCAGTCTTGCCTTCAGGCTTCCAAGGCGTCCAGTGTCGCGTTGACCTTCGCAGTCTCATCTGCAGCAGCAGCGGCAGTGGCATCAGCCTCTGCCCGTTGGGCTGTACGAACCGCTTTCAGTTCGCGAATAGCGTCCTCAAACTCAGCCAGACCGTCATCGTCGAGACCCTCGACAAAGGTGCCTGATTTCTTAAACAGGCCTGTCTGATTGTCACGGTTAAGTTTGAACTTGCCAACCACCTTTTCGGCAAGAGCACGGGCAGGGCTGACCTCGCGGGTGTTCACGAATTCCCGCACGATGTGCGCTTCCTTCGTGATTTCCAGATCGACAAACAGTTCGCTCACCGCGTCTGGGGTGGCGTTTTCACCAAGCCCATGATCACGGCGTATGCCTCTAGCAGCGGCAACACTATTCTCCCAGTAACGCTTTGTGGAGGCCTTGCTGACCCCCGCGCCACCGTCCTCAATAGAGGCCTCAAGAGCTGCCTTGAAGCCCGTTGCAATGGCAGGTCTAACGCGCCCTGATTTGTTCCAACCATCATCACCGAGGCCCAGCAGGACCGCAGTGATCTCGGTGTAAACCGTGATCTTGTTGCGCTGGATGCCGTCAGCATTTTCCTTTGCGTCACCCTTGAAGGACGCAATATTTCTTTCGGCTGCTAAGATGTTAGTTGCGACCATTGTATCAATTGTAAAGTTAGCCATTGTGTGATCCTTCCATGATCATGATTTGGTTCAATTGAACCTTGCGAGAATTCGCATCACTGACACCCCGCNNGGTGCCAGAAATTCGCATTCCTTATGCCGCTGATTGCATTGAGCTGTTCCAACGTGCCTCGCTGGCCTTTTCACTCAGGTCAGTGCCGAGGTGCTTGACCATGTGGGCCACGTAGCTGACATCGAACACATCATTGTGGTCAAACCCAATCTTGTGTTCTTGCTTGAGGAAATCGTCGGTGTCCAAGCGGTACTGATTGCCATCAGCTAGCAGCATATAACGCCATTCACGCGCCCCATTTGATCGGCTTGTGATGGTCAGTGTTTTGGTCTCACTCTCGACGGTCACGTCAATGATGACCGTGATACCAGCGGCAGTGATGTGCGAAACGGCTGAGTTGATTTGTACATTCATTTGAATGATCCTTTATGTTTTGCCTTACGTGGCAGGGTTTTGTTTTTAAGCTTCACCACTTGAGGGCGGTACTTTGCAGACCGCACCTCACGGGCCATTGGGTTGCGGGTCTTCATGGTTTACCTCTTTCATCCCTGCACTTAGACAGGGCTTTCATTGCGGTGGTGTAGGCCATCTGCCAGCGAGTGACATCATCACCCCGTGCAGCCTTGATCAGTTCGTGGCCCCGCGCCTCAAGGTCAGCGGCAAGCTTTACCTCACCAAGCTCACCCCAGCGTTCAGCTTGTGACCAGCACCGCCCAGCGTTCTGGGCCATGTTGATTTCAAGTGATGTCAATGGTGCAGGTGCAGGGCGATTGTCTGTAAGAAATTGCATTGTGTAACTCCCGTTTGATTTGATTGATATTGTGAAAAGTTCAATTGAACCTTTTACGATATCAACCAACCCGCCGCCGACATCTTTACATGTCGAAGTTTAAGACCAGCGGGTGGTCAATTTCGTGAAATCTTTGACCGTTCGCACTGTGCAGGTGGTCAACCTTACTTCACACTTTTCCCCGAATTGAAGTGGTCTATCGGGTCAACATGACATGGTCAGTATCCGAGTGTCAGCGGTTGAGATTTTTAACGCATTCCCTTAGTCGTCTCAGAGTGCCAGACCGCCTTCCAATCGGTGTGATCATCCCTGTATTCATCCGAGGATTTTCTCTCCCCCAGACGCTCAAAACCAGCCATTTATCCAACATCACCGTGTCGGGACTATGAGACGCTCGGCCTGAGTGGCCTACCCTTGTGTTAGCGCGGGTGTCGCTATGTCCAAATTGCTCTGCGCGGCGTTGGACCATCTGGCGGTGAGCTAGTTCGGGGGGAGGCCCTTAGGCCCCTGCCCTCCCTGCGTCTGTCATCCTTGTCCCACATAAGAACGGTAATTAAAACCCCTATTTTAACAATTTGGTGCAATTGCACCTAATTAATTTACAGTGCGTTGATTTCATTCACTATTATATTGAAAATTTATTATTGAAGTAGGTGATTAGTGGTAAGTACATTCAAAATAGTTTCCTCACGGTGAAAAAAGTGCAAGCTGCTTGTCGCTTTTCATGAAGTGGACAGGCCCAGA